CATCAGGTCCTGGTGCAGAGATTGATTTGCCAGAGGATAAAACATTTGAAAATGAAGTGGAGGTATCAAGTGAAACTACTGAAAACAATAATAAGCCCACTGACACATCTGAGAAATCTGATGAGCAGTTGGATGTTCAAAAGGAACAAGAAACAACGAAACAAGAAGAAGTAAAAAAGGAAGACGATAAATTAGAGGAGTATAGCAAAGGCGTGCAAGCACGTATTGCTAAACTAACTCGTAAAATGAGAGAAGCAGAGAGAAGAGAACAGGCTGCTCTTGAGTATGCAAAGGCTGTTGAAGAAAAAAGAAAAGAGGCAGAAACTCGTTTCAAAAAAACAGACTTAGATAACCTAGATAGATTTGAAAAAAATATTAGTGCTGGGTTAGAAGCTGCAGAAAGAGAACTAGCTGCTGCTATCGAGGCGTCCGACGCAAAAGGTCAGATAGCTGCTAACAAACGAATAGCAGAGTTATCTTTCGAAAATGCTAGGATCAAACAAGTAAAACAAAGCAGAGAACAGGCTAAGATTGAAGAGCCAGTTCAATCTGCACCACAGTCTCAACCTACAAGCACGCCAATGCCTGACCCTAAAGCAGAAGCATGGGCAGCTAAAAATACTTGGTTTGGTGCTAACAGAGCTATGACTAACACAGCTATTGAACACCATAAAGATTTAGAAAACGAAGGTTATGATACAACTTCTGATGAATATTATCAGGAGATAGATCGAAGAATGAAAGTTGACTTTCCATCTAAATTTGGTAATAATGAGGCAGAGAAAACGTCCGCTCCCGTGCAAACGGTTGCATCAGCAAATAGAAGCGTAAAACCAGGACGCAAAACTGTGAGACTCACTTCATCACAAGTAGCAATAGCTAAAAAATTAGGAGTGCCACTTGAAGAGTACGCAAAACAACTAAAAAACACGGGAGGAGCGTAAAATGGAAAAGCAAAAAAATACTTCACGTGCGAACCAAACACGAGAAAAGTCTGAAAGACCTAAAGTGTGGGTTCCACCATCATCTCTAGATGCACCCCCTGCACCTGATGGATTCAGGTACAGATGGATAAGAGCAGAGAGTGTCGGTTTTCAAGATACTAAAAATGTAACTGGACGAATTAGAGAAGGTTATGAACTTGTTAGATCTGAAGAAATCGAAAACGCATCTGATTATCCAGTTATCGAAGACGGTAAATACAAGGGGGTAGTTGGGGTTGGTGGCCTTCTACTTGCGAAGGTGCCTATCGAGATTGCGAAGCAAAGACAAGCCTACATGACAAGACGTCATGAAGAGAGAAGCGATGCAGTTGAAAACGATCTTATGAAGGAGCAAGACCAGAGGATGCCTATCAATGTTGACAGGCAGTCTCGTGTAACCTTCGGTGGTACAAAGAAATAATTTTTTAACTATTTCTTAATCATCGGATTAACTTTAATAGGAGAAAACAACTATGGCAAATGAGTCAACTACTGGATTTGGTTTTAGAGCGGCTATGAGACTAGGTAATACACCTAGCATTCAAGGTCAATCTAAGTACCAACTTCAAACGGCTCCAGGTGTTGCTCTGATGAAAAATGACCCTGCATCTATTCAAGATGCTGGTAATCAAGGTTTCATTCAGGACGCAAGTTTTGCGACTACTGACGATGGCGGAACTGGCGGAGCAAGCTACACTAACACTGGTCATGCTAAATTGGTTGGAGTTCTTAACGGCTTTTTCTTTATAGATAGCACAACTAAGAAACCAACTTTTGCAAACAGTGTTGCAGCTTCTCAAGCATTTGGAACTAATCCAAACACGGGTAGCACAAATGGTTTTGCTTTTGTTAATGATGATCCAAACCAAGAATATATGGTTAAAGCGGATGCAGCAGTAACTCAAGCTAATCATGGTACTACTTTTAACTGTAACAACAACGGTGGAACATCGAAAGATGGTCAATCTGTTGTGACACTAGATATAGATTCTGCAAACGTAAACAAAATGTTTACTGTTGTAAGATCGGCTGAGGATCCAAAAAATGAGGATCTAGCTTCAGCTGGTGCTAATATCATAGTAACAATAGCAAAAGACGCTAAATTATACTAGGAGAATAGGAGATAAATTATGGCTATATCACGATCACAGCTAGTCAAAGAACTAGAGCCAGGTTTAAATGCACTATTTGGCCTGGAATACAAAAGGTATGAAAATCAGCATGCTGAGATTTATACTAGCGAGAACAGTGACAGAGCTTTCGAAGAGGAAGTTATGTTATCTGGTTTCGGAAGAGCGCAAGTAAAAGCAGAAGGTGCTGGAGTATCATTTGATGATGCACAAGAAACTTTTACAGCGAGATACACTCACGAGACCGTAGCTCTAGCATTTGCAATCACAGAAGAGGCTATCGAAGACAATCTTTATGATAGACTCGCTGCTAGATATACAAAAGCTTTAGCAAGATCTATGAGCAATGCGAAACAAGTAAAATCTGTTGAGCCTTTAATCAACGGTTTACCATCAACTGATACATTTGATTCAGGAGACGGCGTAAGCTTGTTCAACACATCTCACCCTACAATAGCAGGTACTTTCCAAAATACCTTGACTACGCAGGCAGATCTTAACGAAACTTCGTTAGAGCAATCACTTATCGATATCGGTAAGATGACTGACGAAAGAGGTCTTAAAATTGCAGCTAGAGGAATAAAAATGATTGTTCCTCAGGAGAATCAGTTTACAGCTGAGAGACTTATGAAGTCTCAAGGTAGAACTGGAACAGCTGACAATGATATTAATTCAATCGTATCAATGGGTATGATTCCTCAAGGTTATAGAGTGAATAATTACCTAACTGATTCTGATTCGTTTTACATCATTACAGACGTACCAAATGGTATGAAAATGTTCACAAGAGCTCCATTAACAACTGCAATGGAAGGTGATTTCGACACTGGCAACGTAAGATACAAAGCTAGAGAAAGATACTCATTTGGAGTATCAGACCCTAGAGGTATCTTCGGTGTAGAAGGTGCGTAATAACCAAAATTTTGAGGCGGGACACAATCCCGCCTCATTTTAATAATAGAAAGAAAAAATGCACCCTAAACAATTTAGAGTTCAAATATCTGCATATCAACATTATGCTGATTTTATTATTGAATGCATTGAGACCCCAATAGACATAGAAAACGCTATCATTGACAAACTAGGAAAAGGTGATATAAAATGGGAATATCTTGGAGAAATGCATGATCCAAGAGTAAATAGAATAACCTACGAGGAGGTTATTAATGGAGGCGATAATGCAACACCTAGAAAATCTATACTCTCAAAAGAGAGTGCTGGATCTAGAATGGGAGCAGGAGCATCTGAAAGAGGGTAGATATACTCTCAACATGGTTAAGATAGATAGAAAAGTTAGAGAAGTTCTTAGCCATATAAGAACAGCTGAAGCTAAAAAAGCACATCTTCAGAATAAGATTGATGATGCAGCTCCTCAAGTTTCTGTAGCTACTTAATAAAAAAGCTACATCGTTGGAAAAAATCAATCCACATTATAGGCTCTCTTGCGCTTTATAAAAATCTAGTATATAAAATAATTACTATACAATTAATCAGAACGTAGACGAGTATAGTCGACGGCCTAGAGACTACGTTCGTAAAAACTAGGAGGATAATTATGGCAACAACTACATTTTCGGGACCAGTAAAAGCGGGAACGATAAGAGAAGGAGCAAGTGCAAACACAGGGTTTGTACTAATGGCTCAATCAGCTAACATTGCTTTTGGTGCAGATGGTAGCACAACTACTATTGCAACATTACCAGCAAATAGCCAAATCTTTCAAATCAGTTTAGATGTTACAACTGCTTTCAATGCAGGATCTGCTAACACTATTGATTTTGGAGATGGAACTACAGCTGATAAATTTGCTGACGCTTTAGCAGCAGGATCACAAGCTAGAGTTTTAGCAACTTCAGATGTATCTCAAATCGGAAATTTAATCGATATTGGAACTTCTGATGTTAGCGTTGTAGCTACATACAACCAGTCAGGCACAGCAGCTTCTGCTGGTGCAGCAACTGCAACTGTATTGTATTTACAAAATAACAATTTAAGTTAATAAATAATTAGTGTGGGGCTTTGGCCCCACATTTTAATTTTAAGGAGAAAATATGATTTCAGATCAAACAACTTTACAAAAAGATACAGGTTCAATATCTCTTTTAAGAGGAGCTAGAACTAGAGTTACTTCTATTCAAGGAAGAGGAGAAGCTGGTTCTGTTTTACTTTTACATGACGCAGCGGCTACTGGTGATGCAGCATCAGGTAATTTAAAAGCTACTTATAAATATGATACAGAAGGATTAGAAGTTTACATACCTGGTTCTGGTATACTTTTTGAAAACGGAGTTTGTGCTACTTTAACACAAACATCTGGCTCAGATGGAAGCGTTACTCTGACTATTACAGGAGCGTAGTAAATGGCTAATACCACTTCGGGAACAGCAACGTTTGACAAAACTTTTGCTATTGATGAAATAATAGAAGAGGCTTTTGAAAGAATAGGTCAGCAAAATGTTGCTGGTTATCAATTAAAAAATGCTCGAAGAACATTAAATATATTATTTCAAG